CCGATTACGAACCGCAAGTCATCTCAGCGATTACCGCACTCGGTACTTTCAATAAAGTACGGTACCTGGTAGCTGAGGCTGATACCGAAATCGAACCCACCAAGTTACCGATTTGCATCGTATCTGATGGCGGTCGTGACTTCTCGGCAGGGCGTACCTTTTGTGGGACCGACCCGACCTTCTTTACTCAGAAGTTTGGGATTATCATTATTGCAGACAGTTCGGAATCCGTCCGAAAACTTTCTTCCAGCGTCATCGGTGCGTTGGCAGGAATCTTGAATATCACCGACACCCTTGATACCTTCGACGATGAGCTGGCCGCGTTTGTATCTGAATTAACCTTTACTACCTGAGGAGTTTTATATGAAGTACATTCTGAAAGGCAAGGCGGTTTGGATTTCCAAAGCACCTGCTCCGGCTGGCGTTGCTATCACCGGCATCACCAAAGCCAAACCCGCAGTCCTGACCATGGTCAATACTGCGAAAGCTGGCGACTATGTTCGCATCGCCGGAACCGGCTTCGCTTCCCTTGACGGCAAAGCGTTCAAGGTATTGGCGGCTACCGGGACCAGCATCACCCTCGACAATTCCGATTCGACGGTAGAGACGGGGACCTTCGTTGCCAATGCGAGTGCTTTGGGCTTCGTTTACGATGCCGTGGCTTCGTTGGTCGAGACCTGCTTCAACAGCTTCGATGTTCAGCGGGAAGCGGCGGCTACCATTGCCGCGGCTACTTTCTGCGGCACCGATTCGCTGGCCGGTCAACCTGGCGGTATGACCATCAACGTCGCGGGCTTTGATGACCCCGAATCGACTGGTCTGCACGAGCTCATCGATGCCTACAATGATGGCCTCCCTCGCCTGCTGGTCTATCGCTATCCCGCCTCGGCCTCGGCCTCAGGCAAAGCGTACGAAGCCATCTATCCGAACGTGATAGTATCGGGTCTCTCTGGTCCGACTGCTACCCCAGATTCGGTCGCGGCTTTCTCGGCGACCCTCACGGTCAATGGCTCCCCCACCTTGACCTTCATGTAAGGAGTATTCAGTGATTCAGCAAAAAGTGGTGAGCGTTGAATCCTGGGGCGAACTGCATATCCTCGAGCCTGCTCTCGAGGATATGCAACCCCTGTTAGCGGCAAGCTCGGCGAACCCTGCCGACTTCGGTATTCAACTTCTGAAGCTCTGCCTACATTACCCCGATGGTCGCAAGGTATTTGGTGACAGAGTCGGATTCGCTAAAGGGCGATTGCTGATGCCCCTCGTCTCTGACTGCATTGAGGTGTGCGGTTTAGGGGGAGAGCCTGACGCCAACAGAGCAGATGGTGTGCCTGTTGGCGGAGAAGTTTCAAACCCCACCGAGCGAAATTCTGCGGTGGCGTAGTAGCGACGTTTTCCTGATGCTTCAGTATTTCAGAGAGCAGGCAGAGGGACGGCTTCCACCTGATTCCGATTCACCCGAAAACATGGCGCGTCTTCACGGGGTACCTTTATCATGACCACAGCAGTAGATATCAAGCTACGCCTCGATAACGAACGCCTCTCCCGGGACCTCGCGAAAGCGAAACGGGATTTTGCGAAACTGAAAGATGGGGCGTCCCAAGACTTCTCGGATATCGGCGGGGCATGGGCAAATGCTATGGGTAAGCTCGCGGTGCCAGTCGCCATACTGGCGGGGCTTACTCAAGCGGTCTCATTAGTTCGAAATGTCGCGAAAGAAATCTCAGACCTCAATGATGCCGCCAATAGTCTTGGCGTCAGCTTCGAAAGTTTTCAGGTCCTCGAGTTCGCGGCGAATCAATCCGGCGTCCGCCTTGAAAAGCTCACGGCCTCGATGGGCAAGATGCAGGCAGTGCTGGGCGAGGTTGCCGATGGCGGAGCTCCCGCCGCGGCAAAGACCCTCAAGACGCTGGGATTATCCATCACCGATTTGATGACCCTAGACCCCGACAAGCAATTCGATGCCATCGCCAATGCTCTTGAGCGGGTCGAGAATCCTGCCCAGCGAGCGGCGCTGGGACTCGATATCTTTGGTCGAGGATTCCGTGAGCTCAATCCTCTCATCAACGATAATGGCCAGAGCCTTGACGACTGGACCGTGAAAGCCCGTCGAGCTGGCGTCATCATTGATGAAGAAACGCGGGTCAAGCTCGCTCGTTTCGACGATACCATGGAACAGTTTGACCAGACCACGCGAAAAGCCAAGGCGGAAGCTCTCACGCCGTTTGCTGAATTCCTGACCAAGTATTTAACCTTCGCCATCGACGATTCCATTTCATCCCTCGACCGACTGAAGGTAGCTTTCGCTAGTATGAATTACCTGGCGATGACTAAGCAGGTAGTCAACCTCGGCGTCGAAGCCGGTAAGGCTCGCACGCAAGATGCCCCCTCTACCGAGACGGCCAATGCCCAATACAAAGCCCTACAGGCATTGCGGGCGAACGAGCGAGCGAAAGCCGCTGACCGCGCCGCCATCATTGCCGAGGCTCAAGAAAAAGCCGCCAAAGCCGCGGCGGTAAACGGGAAGAAAGTAGTCACCGATATCGCCGCCGACCAAGGTCGAGCGGCGGCTGAAGCCTTTGCCAAAGCCCAGCGAGAAGCGGCTGAACAATTCGCCGGTCTTGAGAAGTTCCTCGCCATCAGTAATGAGTATGGCTCAGAGCAAGAGCAAGCCGATTACGCGTACGGTAAGAAACGCGCCGAGATTATTCTCGCCGGCATTGCCGCAGGCTACCGAGCCGATTCGAAAGAAGTCCAGGACCTGCTCAGTAAGTACGATGAATCTCTCGCCAACGAGAAGACTGACAAGCTTATGGCCGACGCCGAAGCGACCCGAGAAAAACTGCGAGCAATCAAGCAGGAAGAAATTGATTACTACAATCGCCTCGGCGAAGCCGTTGGCGATAGTGTTGGTGGGGCATTGGCTTCAATCATCACCAAAGCTCAGACCGCCGAGGAGGCTCTCAAGGGTCTCGTTGCCCAGCTCCTCATCGCAATCGCCAAGGCGGCAATCCTCCGCGCGTTCGGTGAAGGCGGTTCTGGTGGATTCTGGTCTTCAGTCGGTAATGTCATCGCCGGCGGTCTCGGTCGCTCAGGTCCTGGGGTTCGAATCATCAATATGTCAGGTGGTGGGGTGCAGACTCGGTCAGCTTCGAATGGTGACATCGAGGTAGTTATCGGGGCAGTCGCTCAAGCCATCTCGCGTGGTGGTAATCCATTATCCCTGCAATTAGAACGCACCTACGGAATCGGACGGAGAGGATGAGCCTGACCCCTGAACTGAAACGCATCTACGCCTCGGCTCCTGCGAACCGACCCCTCTACACTGCTCTCGTTCTTACCAATCCCGGCTGGGTATCCCCGCTCTACCTGATTGACAATAGTATCGAGGCGAAGACCTTCGACTTCGACGGGGTACAGCAGACCTTTCAACCCTCGACCTTTCAAGTCGATATGCCTGACCAGAAACAGCAGAGCTTGCCGGAGCTGACTTTGAGCTTCGCGAACTTCGGGGATGAGCTGGTCAAGCTCTGCGAATCGGCTCTCGCGGCGAATGAGCCTATCCGCTTACGCCTGACCCAGTACTCCGATGATTCGAATACTCCCGGATACTGGCCACCTCTCGACCTCCAGCTCGACAGCATCGCCCTGACTGAAGACAAATGCACCGGGACCGCCCGTCGAGTTGACTTCATCAATTCAAGCTTCCCGAAAGAACTCTTCACCCTCGACAACTATCCCGGGCTCTACCGATGAATTGCTACTTCTACGCCACGCTCATCGCGGCTCAATATGGCCATCATCTTCCCGACATCGGGAGCATCCTCGACGATGCTGGGATGGCGGCTCGAAAAGCGGCTACCGAACTCGCCTCTGACTTCCGTTGGGTTGATGACCCCGCCCCTACCAAGGGGACTCTCATTCTCGCGGGTCCCGCTCCCGATAAACTTCACCACTGCGGCGTCCTGATTGATGATGATATGGTGACTCATCGGGCGAAAGGTAGAACCTATAATCAAACTCTCGCCGAATTCAGGGCGCTGGGCTATATGCATATCCGATACTTACGGTATCGAGGATTATGATGTCGACCTCGAACTCTATGACGAGGACATCATTCTCTTGATGCCGGGAGCGAACTTCGCATGGGCGGCATTCTTCAAACGGGTCCTGATTCATATCGCGGTCGCGGCAATCACCTACTACTTCACCCCGAAACCCCGCACCCGAAAATCCGACAAGCCGGGAACCTATTTCGAAATCAACTCCGAGCAGAATGTTCCCCGCCTCGGCCAGCCAATCCCGGTCCAGTATGGCAAGGTCACTTCATATCCCGCGGTCGCTTCTCAGCCTTACACCGTAGTCGATGCCGCGAAGAACATTCAATACCTGCATCAGATTCTTTGCCTCGGTCACGGCTCGTTCGATATCACGAATGTTCGGCTCGGGACAACTCCGCTCTCAGCATTCCCGGCAGGGGATGTCATCTTCTATGAGGTCCCCTACTCGGTGCATCAGGGTAAGCTCGGAATCATCAAATCCCTCTACGGCGTTGATGAAGACGTGCATACCAGTTTCGAGGTTCAGGGGGTCGACCTCACCGCCGGTGGCCAGCTCGCATGGTTCGGTAAGCTGAACTCGACCTGGATTACCGGCAAGAACGAGATGCCGAGCTGGTGGGTTGACGGAGTCTCAGCCTATACGGTACGTACCAGTGATGGTGTCAAGACCTACAAGATGAATGCGAATGTCGAGAAAGCGAACAAGCGGTTGATGCTCGTGGCAGGATTCGATGCCCCGCCAGCGCTTCCCGGTGATGGGTGGTACGAAGTAATTCTCAACGCCGACGATGATGGCTGGCGTGGCTGGTTCGCCGCCTCGATGCCCTACACCAAGACCTCGAAACTCGAAGTCGAATTTACCTTCCCGAATGGCTTGGTAAAGTTTGATACTGAAGGCGACCAGAATAGTAAGACCATCAGCATCGCGGTCGAGTATATGCCCATTGATGACGAGGGGGTTCCTCTGGGACCAGCGGTCGCTTCGAAGTCGACCATCAGTCGTCGGCAATCTCAGCTGTTCACACATACCATCACCCTGAACGTTCCCTCGGCTCGATATCAGGTCCGGGTTCGCCGGGATACTCGAGCCGACCAAAAACAGACCGAGTCATCGAGTTGCCTCTGGACTGCGTTGAGAGGATTCGTCGACCATGCCGCGAATACCCCAGCCTATGGCAAGGTGACTCTCTTGGTATTCAAAATCAAAGCCACCGCCCGCACTTCAGAAGCGGCTCGGCAGAAGATTCGAGTCACCGCTACCCGCAAGCTCAATACCATCCTCACAGACCTGGCGTCTTTCGCTCCCACCGTGAACCCGATTGATGCGGTCATCGACATCATGAAAGCAGAGTACGGGGCAGGGCTCGATGATTCCTACCTCGACCTTCCCGCCCTCAAGGCTTTCGCTACCGCAGTTCAGAAGACCAATGGCTTCAACTACATCTTTGAAACTCAGAAGACGATATGGGATGCCTTGCAGTTGGCTCTCATGGCTCATCGCAGTGCCCCTCTCGCCTACAACAAAAAGCTCTCGGTCCAATCCCTCACCGTATCCCCAGTCAGCAAGACGATGTTCAGTCGGGAGAATTATCTGCCCGATACTTTCAGCATCGACTACGAGCTGACCCCGCCGAAAGATTACGATGGTGTCAAAGTAATCTACAGCGACTCGGTAACCTGGGATGACCGCTCAGTCCTATGGCCAGCCAATTCGGTCAGGCCTGAGACCATCGAAGCGGTCGGTATCAGCTATCAGGCTCACGCCCTCGCTCATGCCAAGTGGGTATGGGAGGCGATGAGTAAGGTACGGCGTTCAATCACGTTCAGTACCGAGCTCGATGCAAGCCTACTGACCATTGGTGACAGATTCG